CGAGCCCTACTCGACTATCGGCGGACAGGGCATCGTCACGGGTATCGGCCAGGCTATCCCTATGGATCGCCCAGGTGTCACCCCCGACGGCGGTGGCTTCGGTGCGATGCTCGGCCCAGCAGCTCCTCTGCTCCCTGCGCCAATCGACGTAGTCCTCGACGAGACGGGCCGTGCGCTTCCTCGTAAGTACGAGTACCAAGTAGCGACGAACCTCAACCTGACCCAGCAGGAAGTCCCCTATCAAGTCCTCAAGTCTCTGGCCGAGCAGTGCGACATCATCCACCGTGCTATCGAAATCCGAGTGGGCGACCTCGTGAAGCAGGACTGGTCGTTCGACCTCTCGGAGTCGGCTATCGCACAGATCCAAGCCGAGCAGAACGTCAGCCACGCTAAGGCCGCCCGTATCGGACGAGACAAGTACGGCGAGGAAATCAACCGACTGACGGCGTTCTGGAAGAACCCATACGTTCAGTCCGAGCGTTCGTGGAGCGAGTGGCTGACCGAAACGCTGTGGCAAGTGTTCGTCTACGACCAACTCTGTGTCTACCCTCGCTACAACCTCGGCGGCGCAGTCATCGGCTTCGACGTAATCGACGCCCCGACTATCAAAATCCTGCTCGACAACCGAGGCGACGTTCCACACCCACCAATGCCGGCCTACCAGCAGGTGCTCTGGGGCTTCCCACGTGGAGAGTTCGTGGCCTCGCCCGACTCCGACGGCGACTTCTACAACACACCAGGCAAGTACGGCGAATACAAGACCGACCAACTCTCGGTGTTCATCAAGAACCGCCGCACCTGGTCGCCCTACGGCTTCTCGCCCGTCGAAGAGGCAATCCCAGCAGCGACCCTCTACCTAGACCGCCAAGCGTGGATGCGAGCCGAGTACCAGTTCGGATCTACGCCGATGACGTGGATGCGCACCAACTCCGTCGAACTGGGCTTGGAGAAGCTCAGCGCCTACGAGCGCATCCTCAATGACCGACTGACCGGCTCAACCGCCGAGCGCCACCGCATCAAAGTATTGCCCGACGGCTTCGACCCAGTCGAGACCCGTTCGCAGGAAGAGCGCTTCAAGCCGGAGTACGACGAGTTCATCATCAAGCGCATCGCCGCTATCTTCGGCGTGACCCCCTCATCGCTGGGAGTGGTCGCCCGTGCCGGTCTCGGCGGTGGCAAGGGTGCGCACGACGGCGAGAGCGAGTCCTCGGAAATGGTCTCGACCAAGCCGATGATGAACTACATCACGGACATCATCAACTCCCTGAGCCGTCGCTACCTCGATGCCGACCTCAACGTGACGTTCGTGCTTCAGGACTCGACCACCGCCGCCAACGAACTCGAGAAGGCCAAGGCGCTAGAGATGCAGCTCTTCTCCGGCCAAAAGACCCTCAACGACGTACAGGGCGAACTCGGCCAGGCACTCTACGAAATGCCCGAGGCCGACGAGCCGTTTATCGTGGCCGGTCAAACAATCCAGTTCCTCAAGGGACTGCTGCAAACGAACGCAACCGGCGAAACTATCGGACAGAAAGAGACCCCCAGTGAGCCAGGCACACCGAGCGCACAAGGCGAAGAAAGTGCGAGTGAAGAAAGCCCGAGTGAAAGCAGCACGGCGCAAACTCCGCTAAAGGCGCAGGAAGCAAAGGCGTTCGCTAAGTTCATTAGCCGACCACGCTCACGAGAGTTCGAGTTCAAGTACCACACGCCCGAAGAGGCTGAAGTCTTGAAAGCGCAGATAACCGATACCCCAAAAGCCCGTTCAACTACTAAGGCCGAAACGCCTGCCATAGTTGCCCGTCGGCGCAAGGTCTCCGGCCACTACGCCCCACTCATCCACGAGGCCCTCAAAGCCTCTGTGACGGGCGTAGAGACGGCTGTGCGCCACGCTATGACCGCTAACACCGCCAAGGCTGCGAAGTCCAACAAGGACAAGAACGACGCCAAGGCGGCGGTGGACAACAACGTCACGTTCGACCCGAAGAAACTGACTGACCTCGTGGGCGCAGTTCACGCCGAGGCCGGCCTGGTCGGCACGGACGACGCTGTGACCCAGTTGCCCGAGGAAGCCGGTGCTATCGCCGCCTCGCCAATGGGGGCGCTGTCGAACGCTATCGACTGGTCTACGTGGGCTCCTGGCAACGTGCCAGCCGCTCAGAAAGTCGCTGGCGCAGGGCTCAAGGCTCTAATGGAGTCGGCAGGTGTCACTATCAAGGGCATCTCAGACACCACCTCTGAGCACATCGGCAACATCATCGCTGACGGCTTGGCGCAGGGATCCACCTACGCCGAGATAACGCAGAACATCTACGACTCCTACGCCTTTAGCGCCGAACGAGCCGCAGTCATCGCCGCCACCGAAGCCGGACGAGCTGCGAACGCATCAGTCCTCGACGCCTACCAAGTGGCCGGACTCGAGGAATACAACTGGGAAGTGTACGACCCGTGCGACGCCTGCCTCACGATGAGCGAGGAGAACCCTCACGCCGTGACAGACGAGTTCCCACCGCTTCACCCCAACTGCGAGTGCTTCATCACTCCTGCTATCTAACCGGAGAACCAATGACCGACAACATCAAGAGCATCTACCTCGGAAACCTGACCGCCAAGCGTGGCCCTGACGGATTTATGTACGTCAAGGGTCTGGCAACGGACGACACGCTCGACCTCGACCAGCAGGTCTGCGACCCAGCCTGGCTCGCTAAGGCAATGCCAGCGTGGATGCAAATCGGGAACATCCGAGAGATGCACGGATCTAAGGCTGTCGGCAAGGCTACCGAAATGGAAAAGACCGGCACGGGCTTCGTAGTCACTGCCAAGGTCGTAGACCCAATGGCCGCCACAATGGTCGATGAGGGCATCTACACCGGCTTCTCCGTAGGCATCAAGGGCGCTCGTGTCGTCAAGGACGAACGTGCTCCTGGTGGGCGCATCGTGGACGGCACTATCGTCGAGGTATCACTCGTAGACCGCCCAGCCAACCCCTCGTGCAGTATCGAAATCGCCAAGTCAGTAGACGGCGTACTAGTGAAAGGGTCAGCCGTGACCGAGATTGAAAAGGCTGAAAGCCCAGCGCTGAACGCCGAAGCAGTAATGACCGAAGAGCCTGGTACTCGTGACGAGGTACTTGACCGTGACTCCCCATTCTTCTGCCGAGCCTGCTCTGGCACTGGCAAGAAGTCCAACGTCGAGGGCAACACCCAAGAGACGGACTGCGATGTCTGCGGTGGCACTGGTGAGCAGCCCGAGGGCCGTTCAGAGTTCGCCGAGCCGAACCGCCAGTCAATCCCCGAGGAACTCGACAACCGTGATATGAAGGCCGTCGAGCCCGAGGTGGAGAAGAAAGACTACACCGACGCCGAGCGTGAGCAGTTGGCCGAGTCCGGCGAGGCTATGCCAGGTGGGGGCTTCCCAATCAAGACGCTGAAAGACCTCCGCAACGCTATCCAGTCAATCGGACGGGCGAAAGACCCCGAGGCCGCCAAGAAGCACATCAAGGCTCGTGCTGAGGCTCTGGGGCGCACCGACCTCATCCCCGACAACTGGAAGAGCAAGGCTGCCGAGGCAGAGACCCACGACGCTGCCGAACTGTCGGCTATCCGTCAGGGCCTCATCAACACAATCAAGGCCGAGCTCGACGAGATGCTCGACGGCGACGACAACGAGATCTGCGACGTTCGTGAACTCCTCTGCACACTGGAAATGTTCCTGTGCTGGTGGACTGACGAAGCCTCAGAGAACCAGGTCGAAGCACCATTCACCGGCTGGGACAACTCAGACGACTACCAAGGAGACACAATGGCCTATGTAGGACTCGGCGTATCAGCCGACCTCATCAAGAACGCAAGCGCAGACACAGCGACCCCTGAAGTCAAGGACGAACTGCGCTCCGAAATCGTCAAGGCGCTGGGCCTTGAGGAAGTCATCTCGGCTAAGGCTGAGTTGAGCAAGGCAACAGAGGAGATTGAACTCCTAAAGGCTGCGCTCGACGAAGTGAAGTCAATGGCTGCACCTGGCGGGCCTGCTCTCCGAGCAACCCGTGAACAGACCAGCAAGTCAGCAGCAGTTTTGGCCCGTGAGGTCGAGGCACAGCGATACCGCAACCTCGCCGCACAGATCACCGACCCTGCACTCCGCAACCAGTACCTCGAGACCGCTCGAGCGCTGGAAGCATCACTCTAACCACTACCCAAAGGAACCAGAATGGCACTCGCCGCTCCCTCCCTTGACCAGCTCTTCTCAGGCCTCCCAGCCGACGAGCAGGTCAAGCGCTTTGAGGCTTACAAGTCAGCCTTGAGCACCGTCCACTCGAACACCCTCGCCGCTTCCAAGCGTGGAGAAATCTCGTTCGACCCAACCCGTGGCATCCAGAAGTCCGTGAACACCGCTTCACGCATCACGGAACTGACCACCGAAATCACTAAGGCTGTTTCAGGCGACCAGTTGGCCGCCGTTCAGTCCTCGCTCGACGGCCTCGCCGACCTGCAGAAGGACTTGACGCTGACCAGCCCACTGAACAGCACTATCTCGGGCGTCTCGGGTCTCGTACCTTACGACCTCGACCCAGTTCTGTCGCTGCTCATCCCCAAGGAACTGTACCTGCGCAACAGCATCGCTCGCATCAAGGCACAGGGCCAGGCTCTCGAGTTCCGTCGCATCACCGGTCTGTCTAACGCAGGCGTCGGCGGTGTCGGTCAGACCTCGTCGTTCTTCAACAGCACCTCTGCTTCAACGTCGTTCGGTGGCGTCTCGCTCAACCGTCCTACGAAGATCACCTACGCCGCAGACAAGATTGTCAAGTCGTTCGTGGAGCAGGGTCTGTCGGACAGCGTCAGCCTCCAGGCTGAGTTCGCCGGTCAGGGCTACACCGACCTGCGCCAGTTGTCGCACACCTCACTCATCTGGTCGCACTTCCTCGCCGAAGAGCGCAATATGATGAACGCCGTTTCGACGGCTCTGCCCACCTCGGCTCTGACTTCAGTGACCGCAGCCAACGACTCAACCGGCTCGGGCCTCCCTGCCACGTCGAGCTCGGCTGTCTACATCACCCTGTCATCGGCCTACGGTGAGACTGCTGGCGTTTCAGCCGGTTCTGTCACCAACGCCACCGCAGGTAAGGGTGTCTCAGTCACCTGGACTGGCACGGCTCCTTTCGGCGCTGTCGCTGTGAACATCTACGTCGTAGTTGGCTCAACGACCTACAAGGCCACGACCCCAAGCCTCGCTTCCGGTGTCGCTGGTCTGTCGTTCGCCGCTATCTCGGGAACCTACCCAAGCACCGACGGCTCCTACAACGCCTACGCTGCTGGCGCTAACTCGGGCTCAGGCTACGACGGCTTCATCTCGACGCTGGCTTCACTTGGTGGCTACCAGAACCAGTTCAACGCAACCGTGTCCTCACAGACGGAGCCTGCTGGCTTCATCCAGGACGCCCTCGTGTCGCTGTTCAACAGCTCTATGGCTGACCCCGAGGTCATCTTCACGACGGCTGCTGTTCGTCGTGCGATCTCCAAGGCCCTGCAGCAGGGTGGCAACTCAACGTCCTACCGCTTCAACTACGCAACCGGCACTGACGGTATCGCAGTTGGCGCTATGGTCACTGGTGTTGCCAACGAAGCCACGGGTACGATGCTCGACCTCGTCACCCACCGCTTTATGCCAGCCGGTACGTTGCTCATCCACCAGAAGCAGTTGCCATTCCCCGACTCCGGCGTCAGCCAGACCGTGGAAGCGCACAACGTGGTGGACTCGATGATTATCGAGTGGCCACAAATCGGCTTCTCGTACGACATCAGCTCGTACACCTACGGCTCACTGGCGTTCCGTGCGCCAGCGTGGTCGGGCATCGTCACCGGTATCACCGGCTGATAAGCCAACCTCGCTAGGCCACTGCGCCTAGCACCGAGGGTTGAGCGAGGCGGTGGGGTTTCATTCCCCTTTCCCCCACCGCCTTGCTCCCCTCCCAGTCGTGAAAGGAGAAATATGCGACTCGTTGGATCCGACAGAAACCTCAAAGAGGTGACTATCAACGACGGAGCAGTAATACCAATGCAGAAAGACGGCACGTTCCACGTCGAGGGAGCAGCCGCTCGAGCACTGGTCAAGTCCGGCGACTTCGCTGTCGCTGGCACGAACTTCCGCCACGTTCGCCAGGGCTTCACCTGTACGGACTGTGGCTTCAACGCACTCATCCGTGACCGATGCGGCAAGTGCGGCGGCACGAACTTAGAAGAGGCTTAAATGGTCGTAGCACCGTTCTTCCAGACCGAGGGCTTAATCGAGCCCTACGTCTCGCTCAACGAAGTCAAGTTCAGCCCCACCGCTTCGGCTATTGACTTCTCGAACCTCATCGAGAACGCTAACCAGTTGGCACAAGACCGAGCACTCCTCGAGCTCATCAAGCGAGCCTCGTCTATGGCCGACATCTTCTGCTACGGCAAAATGGGCTCGCTCAACGCTACGAGCAACACCGAGAACGGCTGGTATCGCCCGAACCGAGACGGCAACATCACGTTCAGCCCCTCGTTCACGCCTATCCTGGCAGTCACCGACGTTCAGGTCGGCTGGGGGCCTGGCTCTGGGCTTCAGGAAATCACTATCTCCACGAGCAACGTGGCCATAGATCGTGACCAGTTCATCCTAACTGCGCCCTCGACGCTCGGCCTCTACTTCGGCTCCCTCGGCATCGCTGGTGGACG